CGTGCCGGCGGCAGTAGGCGTAGAGCTCCTCGACCCTCTTGCGGTAGAGCCCGTAGTCCGTGCCGGCGTCCACGCGCACGATGGCGTGGACCGACTTGCCGCCGGACGAGACCACGGCCGCGCACGGCAGGCGCATGGCCTCGACCATGCCGCGCTGGCGCTCCGGCGGGAGGCTGTCGCTCTCGACGAGCGCGTACCTGTACTCGGTTACGTTCCTGTTTGCGCACCCCGCCCCGTCGAGCGGGTTGAAGCGCACCCACGCGCCGGCGTCGGGGTCCCAGTCGCCGATGACCTTGGCCACGTCGCCGCCGCACTCGGCGAGCTCGCGCCTGAGCTGCCCGGCGGTCCGGTCCCAGTGCCCCCTGGAGGGCACATGGCGGCCGTCGCGCTCCCAGCTCTCGGTGACGTAGCCCACGTGGTCGTCGTCGTCGAAGAGCGCGCCGATGTAGTCCGAGAGCTGGCGGGCCGGGTCCCACGAGCCGGAGTCGGCGTCGTCGAGCGGCCGGTCCTCCACCCAGCTCGGGTCCACGCGCGCGGTGGCCTCGTCGTCCCACCCCAGCGCCTCGTCGCCTGCGGCCTGCGACCATCCGCGCGCCTCGGCCATGCGGACGATGGTCCCGCTGCCCACGCGCCGCTCGGGGTGGCCGAAGCCCGCCCACTTGCGCGCGCACTCGCCCTCGTGCCACCTCGCGGCGTCGCGGCGCGACCACCGGTCCCAGTCGTCGGCGGAGAAGCCGCTCTCGTGGAGGGCCATGCCGACCTCGCACCACTCGTCGTACGAGCACGTGGAGGGGTCTATGGCGCCGAGCGCGCCGAGCAGCCCCGCGTGGTCCCCCCTAGGCATCCGGCATCGCGCCTCCCGGCACGTACGTCGCGGGGTCGACGCCAGCCGGCACGACCCAGCGGTTCCGCGCGAGCCTCGCCATCATCGAGCTGGCCTGGTCGAAGGTCCACTCGCCGGGGTGGCGGAAGCCCTTGCGCTCCAGCATGCGGACCTGCTTGGGCGTGGCCATGCCCGCGTCGTGGCGCATCGACAGCCTGTCGAGCATGAGCGACGCCTTGCCCCGGCACATCCCCTCCGGGTCGACGCCCCACCTCTCCAGGGCCCTCGCCTGCCCGTCGGTGGCGTCCTCGCGCTCCCACGCGAAGCTCGGCTCGTAGTCGGCGAGGTCGTGGTCCGCTATCGACATCTCGAAGACCAGCGGGTCCACGAGCCTGGCCTTCTTGTGGCGCTGCCTCTCCAGCTCGGCGGCGAGCGCCTCCTCGCGCGCGGCCTGCACGTCCTCGGCGGCTTGGGCCTCCTCCCCCATGATGTCCACGGGGCCGTCCGCCTCCTGCGCGATCTCGGTCATGCGCGCCTCCACCTCGGGGGTCTTGGCGACGAGCGACGCCGGGCGGCACAGCTCGTGGCGGCCGGTCATCCACAGGAAGTCGAGGAGCAGGAGCCCCTCCTTGCCGGTCTCCGGGCTGAGGCGCGTCCCGCGCCCCACCATCTGGCAGTAGAGCGCGCGGCTCTTGGTCGGCCTGAGCACGACCACGCAGTCGACGGCGGGGCAGTCCCACCCCTCGGTGAGCAGCATGGAGTTGCACATCACCTGGTGTCGCCCAGCCTGGAAGTCGGCGAGCACCTCGTCCCTGTCCTCGCTCTGGCCGTCCACCTCGCAGGCGGTGAGCCCGCGCGCCCTGAGCCTCTCGGCGAAGGCCTTGGCGGTCCTCACGAGCGGCAGGAAGGCGACCGTGCGGCGCTCCCAGCACACTCCGGCCATCTGGTCGGCGATCGCGTCGAGGTACGGGTCAAGCGCGTCCCCCAGCTGCCCGGCGGCGTAGTCGCCCGCCTGCGTCGAGACGCCCGATATGTCGACGGAGAGCGGCAGCGTCTGCGCCTCGATGGGGCAGAGCCACCCGTCGCGCACGGCCTGCGCGAGCCCGTACTCGTAGGCGATGGAGTCGAAGACCTCGCCGAGGTCCCTCCTGTCGGCGCGGTCCGCCGTGGCGGTCACGCCCAGCACGTCGGCGCTCGCGAAGTGGTCGAGCACGCGCCTGTACGACTCGGACACGGCGTGGTGGGCCTCGTCGACCACCATGCACTGGAAGCGGTCCGGCGCGAGGCGCGAGAGCCTGTCCTCGCGCATGAGCGTCTGGACGGAGCCCACGGTCACGCGGTCCCACGTGCCCACGCTGGTCTCCTCGGCGCGCTCCACGGAGCAGGACAGCCCGGTCATGCGCCCGATCTTGTCCGCCGCCTGCTCCAGGAGCTCGCCCCTGTGCGCCAGGACGAGGGAGCGCCCGCCGCGCTCGGCGACGCGGCGCACCACCTCGGCGAAGCACACGGTCTTGCCGGTCCCGGTCGCCTGGACGAGCAGGGTTCGGTGGTGGCCGGACCCCCACTCGCGGAAGACGGCCTCGACGGCCTCCTGCTGGTACGGGCGCAGCGCTGGCGCCATCAGAGCGCTCCGTAGGTGCGCTTGGGCTGCGCCTCTGGCACGATGAAGCGCTTGACCTCGTTGTACGTGCGCCCCTGGTGCGTGTGGTTGCCTATCTCCGCGCGCCCGATGGCCCCGCGCACCTGGTCCCACGGCATGCGGTACGCCTGCCCGTCCGGGAGCGAGGCGTCTATGAGCCCGCAGGACTTGAAGAACTGCGTCAGCTTCCACTGCTGGCGCTTGGTGAGGTACAGGCGCGTGACCACCGTCCCCTGCTGCCCAGCGGCGCTCGAGCACGAGAGCGTGAGCTTAGCGACCGGACACGGCCCCATCTTGTCGCTGCCGTCGAAGCGGCCGCGCTCGAAGCCGTCCACCCTGTACGCGTACTCGCCTGGCTCGAGGACCGTGTACTCCGCGTCGCTTGCCGTCGCCTCGTCGTCCCACCCCAGCGCCTCGTCGTAGTCTGCCATGTCTGTCTCCTTTGTCTATGGGTTTTCCTGCTAGTCGATTGGGGTGGGGTCCTTGGCGCGCTCCTCCTCCACGCGCCTGAGCATGGTCGGCCACTGGGACACCAGGTAGTCGACGAATCCCTGCTCGTAGTCGGAGACGGCGCACGCCTCTGGGAAGTTGCCCGACCTCCCCACCACGCGCCTGAGCTCGCCGTCGAGCACCCCGTCCCTGCGCATGAGGTCCGTGAGGGCGCGGAAGCCGGACGGGTACGAGTCGCGCGGGTCGACCTCGAAGCCCCTGGCGGCCTCTGGTGCGGCATCGGCCCCTGCCTGCGCTCCCGCCTTGGGCGCGGCCGCCTGCGAGAGGCGCGCCATGTCGCGCTCGACGGAGGCCATGTGGCCGTCCGTATCCATGGCGGGCGCGGGCCTCGGCTGCGGCGCCTCCGGCGTCGCCTGCGTCGCGGGAGCCGGTGCCTGCCTGGCGTCCGCCCGCATGTCGGGCACCACGGCCGCCAGCTCTGGCGGGAGCTTCCCGAGGCGCATTGGCATCTCGTCCGGGAGCCCGAAGCGGTTCTTGGCGTCCCAGCACGGGTTGTGCGTGGTGCGTATGACGCGCGAGCCGCCCGAGGCCTTGGCCTTGCCGTTTTTGTCTGTCGTGACGTAGGTCTTGTAGTCGCAGAAGAGCAGCATGTCCGCCCATTCCTTGACCATGGGCGCGACCTTCTTGGTGAGCTTCAGCTCGAAGCGGTCGTAGGCCCCCTGCTCGTCCGGGCGCTCGAACTTTCGCATGATCGCATGACTGACAAGGCATACGTTGCGCCCGTGCTCCACGACTTCGGAGAGCAGGTCGAGGAGCTTGCCGAAGCTCTCCATGAGCTGGGTGTATCCCTTGCCGTACCCGGCGTCCTCGATTGACTCCCATCCCCTCTTGGAGCACAGCGCCTGGGAGCACAGCGCCTCGGCGGCGTCCGCCGTGTCGACCACGAGTGTCGAGCACGGCACCTCGCCGTCGCGGACTGCGCGCACCTCGTCCGTGAGCATCGCCCACGACGTGGGTCGCGGCATGCGCGCCACCGGCAGCTGGTTGGTGCCCCCCTCGACGTCGAGCCACACCGGCTGCGGCATCTCGGCGGCGAGCGTCGACTTGCCGATGCCCTCCGGCCCGTAGACCACGACCTTCAGCGCGGTCCTCCTGGTCCCGCACTCCAGCTCGTACCTTCCCATCTCCTATAGCTCCTTCCACCTTGGCGCGGCGTCTCCGCCATCGCCCCCGGTCTCCTCGGCCCCGTCGTTGGCCCCGGCTTTTGCCTCGGCCTCCGCGCCGGCCACGCGGCCGTCCTCTATGACCACGGTGCAGGTGTCGTCCGACGCGACGCGCGTGCCAATGACCTGCAGGCCCTGCCGCTCCGCCCACGCCCCGAAGTCGGCGAGCGTCTGCGGGTCCATCTGCTCTAGCTCGTCCACGAGCACGAAGCCGCACTCGGGCTTGGTGGCGCGCACGATGGCGGTGGCCACGCGCAGCTGCTCCGCGCCGCTCATGTCGCCCCACGTGTGACCCAGGTACGTGAGCCTGCCCCCCTCGTCGATGGAGAGCCCCTCAAGCGGGAGCGGCGCGCCGTCCAGGAGCGAGCGGCGCTGGTCGCGCAGCCCCTCCAGCCTGTCCGTGAGGGAGTCGTACTCCGCCTCGGCCCTGGCCGCCTCGGCGTCCGCCTCCGCCGCCCTCTGGTTCTCCGCCACCATGGCGTTGGTCCCCTCGATCGAGGCGATGGAGGCCTCTATCTCGGCGGTGGACTCGTCCACCAGCTGCTTGGCCGTCTTCTCGGCGTCTGCGAGGTCGGCGGCGTCGCGCGCCGCCCGGGCGTTTGCCTCCTCCAGCCGCGCCTGCGCCTCGGCCGCGCGCCTCGTGGCGTCCTCCACGGCCTGCCGTGCCGCGTCCTGCTTCCTGTGGTCGTCCTCGACGGCGCGCCTGAGCTGCGCCGCGCGGTCGCGCTTGCGCTGCCTCTCGCCGTTCCTCGCCAGGATGCCCTGCTGTTCGCGCACGAGGTCCGCGACGCTCACGGGCGCGTCAGGCGCGTCCGGGTGTCTCGGGAGCCTGTCGGCGTGGGCCCGCTTGGCCTTGGCGTCGCGCCCGGCGAGCTGCCTGTCCTCGTAGGTGCCGCGTATCTGGCCGTCGAGCGCCGCCAGCTGGTCGTCGACGCCCAGCGTGTGGAGGAGCGCCGTGGCCTTGTCGGCGTCCGAGCCGCGCATGAAGCGCGGCAGGTCGAGCGCGAGCTGCGAGACGAACTCGTTAAGCAGCTGCTGGCCGGCCCTGCGCCCGCTCTCGTCGGTCACGTGGAGGGCACCCGTCTTTCCCCTGCGCTCCGCCACCAGGCCGTTGGACATCTCCACGCGCACTCTCGCGGGCGTCGCCGCCCCGCGCCGCGTGGGCTCGTCCGGCTTGTACCTCTCGCCGCCGAGCGCCCACATGATGGCGTCGAGCACGCTCGACTTCCCCTGGCCGTTGCGCCCGCCGATGACCGTGAGCCCCTCGCGCCCGGGCCTCAGCTCCACCGCGCGCACGCGCTTGACGTTCTCCAGCTCGAGGCTGTCAATCTTCACGCCTTTACCGCCCTTGTCGCTCATGACCTCTCCTTGTCGTAGTGCCACGTCTGCAGATCCTCCAAATACCTCGCCAGGCCGTCGCGCTGCACGTAGCGGCGCGTGCCGACGACGAGCATCGGCGGGGGCGTCGCGCCGTCCATGTACGCCCGCATGGCGTTGATTCCGATGCCCGCGTACGCGGCCGCCTGCCCCGCCGTGAGGTAGAGCGTGGCCGGCCCCCCGCACGCGCCGCTCACGGGACCACCACCGTCCCCCCCTCTACGTACGCGCCAAGGAGCAGCATCGCGGCCATGGCCGCCACGCAGAGGGGCCAGTGCTCCTCCGCCATCCAACCGATGTGGTCTATAATCCAGAGCATGACAAGCTCCTTCCTTGTCCGTGGCCTCGT